CTGGCGAGCAGAGGCCGCTTCGGTTACCGCCACACATCCGAAGTTCCGCCAGATCAGCCTTGATCTGAAGGACCTGATGGCCCTCTATTACGCCACGAACGAGGTGCTAAAAGACACCGTAGCACTCGAGAGCCTCGTGTCGGCCGCGATCTCGTCTGAGATGCAGTTCAAATTGGAGGACGGCATCGTTAATGGCGGAGGCGATGGGTTCCCGCTGGGATTCCTGAACTCCGGTTGCCTGGTGGCTGTGGCCAAGGAAACCGGCCAAGCGGCTGCCACGATAACCTACCAGAACATCGTCGACATGTGGGCTCGCATGTGGGCGCGGTCGAGGCTGTCGTCGGTGTGGCTGATCAACCAGGATTGCGAGCCGCAGTTGTTTACGATGACGATGCCCACCGGAACCGGGGCGGTCCCGGTCTACCTCCCGCCAGGCGGGGCCAGTGCGTCACCGTACGGTTCAATCTTTGGCCGTCCGGTGATTCCGGTTGAGTATTGTGCGACATGCGGGACCCAAGGGGACATCAACCTCGTCGACCTTTCCCAGTACCTCGGCATCGAAAAGGGGAGCCTGCAGCAGGCGTCCTCAATGCATGTGCGTTTCATCTACGATGAGATGACTTACCGTTTCACTTTCAGGTTCGATGGGCAGCCGATCTGGGGTTCAGCACTCACTCCATACAAGGGCACAAATACGCTCTCTCCGTTCGTCGCGCTCGCAGTTCGTAGCTAACGCACACAACAGCGCGGAAAACACTCCCACGTGTCAAGTAAGAAACAAGAGCGAGGAAATAACCCATGGCATACTCATGGAGCCTTTTTGAAAACCTGAAGATCGTCGAAGGTGATTCCTGCGTCACTACCAACGCAGCCGTCACCGGCGATTACGTGAGCCTCAAGAATGCGCACAAAGCCTGGGTGGTGTTTCACTTCACCCAAGCCGCGACGCATGCGACGATTTGCAGCATCTTGGAGGCAACCGCTGTCGTCGGCACCAGTGCCACGGCCATCACTACGGTGATGCCGAATCGGTACAACCAAGATACGTCGACGACCGATGCACTCACAAAGGGCACGGCGGCGGCCACCGTGACGCTGTTGGCCGGCACGACAAACCAGATAGTGATTATCGAAGTGGACCCGGCGATCTTGTCGGACGGCTTTGATTGCATTGCCGGTTATACGACGGCGAGCAGCGAGGCTACCAACTTCGTCAATATCACCTACCTTCTGGCTACCAGGTATCCGCAGCAAACGCCGCCGACTGCCATTACGGACTGACCTAGCAGCCAGTCTCCGCAACTTCCACGGCTTACATTAGCCTGTTGAGGATGCTGGCGGGCGGGCTGTTTTGGGGGCGATAGACAGCAATCAATCAACCTCCTTAAAGGAGACTCGCTATGGCGTCAAGAGGCCATACTACCGGCGGAGGGCGGATCGCCGTTTACGATCCTAGCCTGAGTTCAGACTTCGCTGCCAATCTCTGGAAGACCTGCCCACTCCAGGAGTACCTGCACGATCCGTCGATCGGTGTCCTGCTGGATGAGCAGTGGGTCAGCTACGACGACACGGCGACCACCGGCGACTACGTGACAACGCAGGCTGCTACTGGCACTGCGGCCATCAGCAGCGCCGCACCAGGTGTATTGGAACTGGACTCCAACAGCACCACCGCAACGCAGGGTGTTCAGGTCCAGCGGGCCAAGTCGTGTTTCTTGCCAGCAGCCAACAAGCACATCTGGGCGGAGTGGAAGTTCAAGATTGTCGACACGTACGACAAGGCAGAGATATTCGTTGGTCTATCAGAGATCGATACCACGATCATAGGCACCAGCGCGAACAGCTCTGCAAATCACATCGGCTGGCAGTGCGTCACCGATGACGGCGTGCTGCTCTTCACTTCCGAGAAGGCCACCGCCGGGACTACCAGCGCGTGCGCCACGATCGCGGAAGCTACGTACATCAAGCTGGGATTCTACGTCAACGGCGTGACGTCCATCCAACAGTACGTTAACGGCGTGGCCACTGGTACTGCACACGCTACGGCAAACATCCCTATTGTCGCGGTCTATCCGTCGTTCGTGTGCCAGAGCGGCGCAACGAATGACCCGATCATGCACCTAATGGGATACCGGATCTTCCAGTTGCGGTAAGGAGGTGCCTAGATGGCTATGCTTACAAAGCGATCACACGACGCCATCGACGTCTTGGCGGCTACTACGACAGCCGCAGGGGCGATTAGTCTGACATACGGAGATCCCGTCAGGCTACCGGGTATGGTCAACGCGATGGTGTTCACGCTAGGGGTCACGGCTGCCAAGACCGACTCCGCCGACACACTCGATGTCAAGGTGCAAACGAAGCTCGACGGCACAAATTGGGTCGATGTCGTCTACTTCACGCAGGTTCTTGGCAATGGGGGCGCGTTGCAGCATATCGCTAAGATTGAGGCTAACACTGCCGTTACGATGTTTGCCAACGCTGCGCTCACGGCCGGGACCACAAGGAACCTGCTCGGCGACGAATGGCGTGTAGGATACGCGCAAGCAGACGCCGATAGCGATGGGTCATTTACGTTCTCCGTCACGGCGTGCCCCATGTAGTATGAGGAACCTAGGGATGCTTGTGCGCACACTGATCGGGCGCTACGCCGGCGATGTCGTGAACATGGCGGAGCACATCGCACATCAAGCGATAGCCCGAGGCCACGCGATCGATATCCGCACGGAGCAGCGAGTGGAGCGGCCGACGCAACCACAGACGCGGCGGCAAAAGCGGAAGGGCCGCCGGGCGGCTGCCGGAGGGTAACGCGTGAAGCTCTCGCTAGTCACCGCAGCCACCGAGTTGCCCGTCAGCGTGGCGGAGATGAAGGACCGCTCGCGGATATCGACCAGCTCTGAGGATGCGCTGATTGCTGAGATGCTAGAGGAGGCCACGCGAGCCGCGGAGGAGTACACGTGGAGCAGATTTATCTCGCAAACATGGGACGCGTACTGCGATCGCTTCGCCGATTTGAAAAACGGATTGCCGTATCCGCCGGCCTCCAGCGTCACCAGCGTTACGTACGTAGACACGGATGGAGACACCCAGACGGTCTCGACCGACACGTGGGAACTCGGCGAGGAGATGGGGATCGGCGTCGTGCGGCTGAAGTACGACCAGTCGTGGCCCACCGACGTCCGCAGCCACAGCGATGCGGTCATCGTTAGGTTAATCTGCGGCTACGGGGCCGCGTCGGCCGTTCCGCAAGGAATCAAGGCGGCGATCATCCTACACGCAGGCGCAGCGTATGAATGCCGTGAACAGTTCGATAGTCCACGGGCGTTTTGCAATCTACTCGGACCGTACAGCTACCGGTCGTTCAGGCCGCCATTCTGGGGTAACGCATGAACCGCCTGGAAACGCAGCGACCGCTGATATCCTCTGGAGAGCTGGACCACGAGATCAACATCCAGGAAGCCACTGAGGGCAGCCCGAGCGCATCGGGCGAAACGACGAAGACATGGGCCACCGTTCTTAGTTGCTGGGCCAAAGTAGAGCCAACGTGGTGTAAAGAATATGAACGCGCCATGCAGCAGGTTCCTGAGATGACGCTGATGCTCAAATTGCGGTATTCGCCCGACGTGGCCGTTACAACAGCGATGCGCGTCGTGATGGGAACGCGTACATTTGCGATCGAGTCGGCGAGGAACATCAACGAGGCGAACGTCGCGTTGCAGTTGGTGTGCAAAGAGAATACGTAAATAGGAGGCCGAGTGGATGGCTGATGCGGAGGTGCAGCCACAAAAGAAGGTGGCGATCATTGGAAAGGCGAAGTCCACGCAAGGGGCGGCGCCATACGATGATCCATCCTGGGAAATCTGGACGCTGTATGACATGGTTCACTGCGGCGAGGTTCCGCGGTTTACACAGCACTTTGAGCTGCACCCGATGCGGTGGTTCCGTGAACAAAATGACGGGTATTGGGAGTGGTTGCGGGGCGTGCGAGACAAGCCGGTCTACGTTCAACAGCCGTGTGATGAGGTTCCTGCAGGCGTCGCCTATCCGGTAGACCAGATCACCGATAGGTTCGGCCGGTACTTCACGAACACTGTCTCCTGGATGATCGCATTGGCGATTTACGACGGCGCGTCAGAGATAGCACTTTGGGGCGTCGACATGGCGCAGGACACCGAATATTCCGTACAGCGGCCAAGCTGTGAGTATTTCCTCGGGATGGCTGTGGGAACCGGGATCAAGGTGACGATTCCCGTCGCGTCGGACCTACTCAAGTCGCGGGTCCTTTACGGCTTCGAGACCGACAGCGGTGAGGTTCGCCAAAAGCTCAACGCGAAGAGGCAGGACGCGCAGCGACAACTGGAGGAGTTTCGTGGGCAAAGGAATCAAGCGGCGCTAAACGCCGCATATTGCGAAGGGGCGTTGGAGATCATCGACTACTGGAGACAGTGGGTGTAGCAATGTTTACGACACTGGAGCTACCTGATCTGCGAGGGTGCTTGCCAATATCCATTTGCGATCTATCGCGAATCACCCTATTGGTCGGAAAGAACGGCGTCGGCAAGACGAGGGTATTGGATGCGGTACGTAGCGAAAACGTAGTTGCGCTCGACAACATCGAACACGGCGTACATCACACCGGAATGGTGGAGATGTGGAGGCACTGGCTATCCCTAGCGTGCGGACATGATCTACAGATATTCGCGACAACACATTCTTGGGAATGCATTGTGGCATTCGCGACGGCACTGGATGGACAGCCCCCAGGCAGCGGAGTAGTGATTCGGCTGGAATGTGAACCAGGGTGGGAGCATATGGGTGCTGTTGTGATCGACCAAGAGAAGCTTCCATATGTAGTCCGCGATTGCATAGAGATACGTTAGGCCAAGTATGACGATGCTCAAACTAGCAGAACTGAAACGACGCGTTACGGGCGAAGTGCCACAGGAGTGTTCGACCCTCATCGACCCTGTCGTGATCATCAAGGTCGAGTCACACGAGGAGCATGGCATAGACGGGCCGTGCGTGAAGATCTACAGCGATGAGATCCCAGCTATGGTTTGCCATGAATCTGTCGACGATATCGAGCAGCAACTCAAGGCACTGGATAACCATGGAGGATGGGAGGAGGCTGCTGGAGTGCTTCAGCAGCAACTGGACGTTGTAGCTGAGCGACTCGTAGCGATTGAGAGCACGCTCGAACAGCGGGCACAGTCCGCACAGTACGCAGGTTGAGCCATGGGACCGACGTATCACCAGGGTAGCTTCAGGCCAGACGTCCGCCGCCAATACTTTGGTCGACGGGTGGGGCGTGGGATGTTTGATTTCCACGTCACCGGCGACGATGCGATCATCCGCACGCTGCAACGACTGGGCGATACGCCGAGTCGGCGGGCGCTCACTAAGGCAATACGGCGAGGCGGGCTGGAAATCGTGAGGCCGGCAAGGGCAGAACTTAGGTCTCGCCCGATACGCGGAAAGGACCTGCTGGCCAAGAGCCTCGGTACCAGAGTTCGGATTTATCCAGGCACCGGGACAGCCGTGGGGATCGTTGGATCTCGGCGAGGAAAGCAGTTCGGTGGACGATCGCGAATTCTACACCTCGTCGAGTTCGGCCACAAGAAAGTGATGTTTGGAAATCGGACCGACGACATAGTGCAGGCTCATCCGTTTTTAACTCCAGCATGGGCAGCCAAGCATCAAGCGGCGATGGACGTTGCCTCTGGCGTGCTGGCGAAAGAAACGCGAGCCGAGGCGGCGAAGATGGGGGTCCGCTTCGGATGAGCACCGACGTGCATAAGCGACTGGTAGCGAGGCTGAAGGCCACGGACGCCGTGACGGCAATCGTCGGCGCTGGCACGTCAGCCCGCATCCGGCCCATGGGCAGGAACCAAGGCGGGAGCCTGCCGGCCGTGGTGTACGACCAGGCGGGAGGCTACAGGGCGAACACGACAACCGGCACGAGTACCACGGCGTCAACGCGATTCCGGCTGCACTGCCTGGCGAGCAGCTATGACGACGCCCACACGCTCTCGGATGTCGTCGAGGACGCGTTGAGCGGATGGAACGACACATCAAGCGGCGTATGGCACTTGGTAATGGGACCCCAGGACGGGCCCGACGAGATACTGCCAGGCGAGGACGCGGCAGAGTTCGCCGTGATCCAAGATTACTCGGTCTGGCATTCCACGACGTAACCAGAGATCGGAGACGCCATCATGGCCAACGATAGTTTCAACGGCGCACTGTGCACATGGCCCACCACGGCAACCACGCTGGGCGTCGGCTTGCGCGACGCAAGCTATTCCGAGTCTGGTGCCGACGTCGATCTCAGCGTGACTACGTCGAGCACTGGCACCGGCCGTCCCGGCATCACACACAAAGAGATGAACGTCACGGTTCTCGGCCACTGTACCGGGAATAACCAAGGTGACACAGGGACAATCACGCTCGATGTGGCTGCCGACGAGGTGACGATCAGTATCAGTCCGGCGTATATCTCAAATATCAGCCAAGGCGGCTCGATGGACGGCGAGGTCACTACCTCGTTTACCTTCCGGCCTTACGCGACGTCATAACGGAAGGGACCAATAGCGATGGCAAATACAGCCGACTTCAATAGGGCTAAATGCACATTTCCGACCACGTCCAATGTGCTGGGCACTGGACTGCGTGACGCCAGTTGGTCACGCAGCGGCGCGGATGTTGACTTGACGGTCACGACGTCTGCCTCTGGCTTAAGCCGGCCTGGAATTCGACACAAAGAGCTGAACGTCACGGTGCTCGGTAATACCACGGTCTCGCGAGGTGACACCGGGGCGATCAAGCTGATATTCGGGACAACGGCAGATAACGCCGGAGTATGGAACATCGGCACTACCGGCACCCTACGAGCCTACGTGGCAAGTAAGTCAGTAAGCGGCTCGATGGACGGCGAGGTCACTACCTCGTTTACCTTCCGGCCTTATGCGACGTCATAACGGAGGAACACGGGGCAAGTGACAAGAGCACCCAGGAGTGAACGATGACACCGGAGGAAGCTAGGGCGCTAATAACGCAGGACGACCAACCACGTGTAGAGCCATTCCCAACGCCCGAATGGCCAACTCTCGACGGTAGCCTGTACGTGCGAGGGATGACGCCTGATGAACAGGACGATCACGAGATCTTCCTCGCCAACCACTCTGGCGCAGAAAACGAAAACGGCGACACGCTCATCAAAATCGGGACAAAGCACGTACGCGCCAGGGTCGCAGTCAAGGGGCTTGTCACCAGGGGCAACGAGCGGGTCTACAGCGACTCCGAGGAACACATATCGCAACTCGGGTCGTCCAATAATGGGGCCGTAGTTGACCGCCTGTACCAGAAGGTGCGAGAGCTGAGCGGGCTCACCAAACAAGCGGCAGAGGAACTGGAAAAAAACTCCGAAACAACCCCTGGCAACTCTTCACCTTCGACCTAGCGTACGCGCTGCGCATGACTCGCCAGAGGTTGTTTACGGAAGCCGGAAGCGCTGAGGAGATCAATCGATGGGCGGCATACCAACGCATCCGCGGACCGCTGGGCCCAGAACGTGGAGACTTGCACGCAGGGATTATAGCCGCTGCGGCAGTGTCACCGCACTGCAAGCACGCGCCCGCTCCGATCGACTTCATGCCGTTCGTGTTGAAGAAGCAGAAGCAGCGCATGAGCAACACGCAGCTCGCCGCTGTATTCGCTGCCGCACAAGCCGGCTTTGCCTCCTGATGGGGGCGTGACATGAGCGCAGGCGGCGTAGGTACAGTTTCCGGCAAGATGGTCATGCACACTCGCGAGTGGAGCAAAGGGTGCAACTCCGCGACCATGTCGCTGCGCACTCACGGCCGCAAGGCCAAGGCCATTTTCAACGAGACCCGTACCGCTGCCGAGCGGTATGAAATGAAGGTTGCCGAACTCGGGGCGATGCACAAAAAGAGCATCCTAGACACCGATACGTATCGGCGAAAGCTGTCTGGTCTACGTCGCGAATACCTCATGACGTCGACCGCTGCAGGGAAGTTTGCCACGGCCCTGTTGCCAATGTCGGGTGCTGGCGTAGCCGGGACGCTGGGAGCTGCAGGGTCCGGCATGGTCGGTGGTTTGGTTGGAGGCATGGCAGTCATGGGGGCTGGCCGGCGAGCGGAATCCGTGCGTCGGGCTATGCGGTCTTCGATGGCGATCATGGGCGACCTCAACGACGACATTAAACGATCTATGGGCGCCGCTGCAAGCACCGCAGCCGGCAATACGAGCTTCTCGACCGAGGAGACGTCCCGCGCATTCTACTACCTGGCGTCCGCTGGGCTGGATGCCCAAAAGAGCATCGCAGCGCTCGATACAGTGACGAAGTTTGCCCAGGCCGGCGAGTTCGACCTGAGCCGGGCTACCGATTTGCTCACCGATGCGCAGATGGCGATGGGCATGGCGTCTGCTGAAGCCGGGCAGAACATGACGAACATGGTCCACGTAGCAGACACGCTTGTCGGCGCCAACACGCTAGCGAATGCCAGCGTTGAGCAGTTCTCGGAATCACTCACCAACACGGCAGGGGCAGCCCTTCGATTAGTCAATAAGGATATCGAGGAGGGCGTGGCCTGGCTGGCCGTCTACGCGAACCAAGGCATCAAGGGGGCCGACGCTGGTACCGCTCTCTCAATAGTCCTACGGGACCTCCAGACCAAGGCGATCAAGAACTCTGCCGCATTCGCGGAAATGAAGATCGGCGTTTATGACAACCAGGGCGCCATGCGCAACCTTGCCGACATTATCGGTGATATGGAACGCGCCATGGACGGCATGAGCGACAAGGCCGAGAAGGCCACGCTCTTGCAGCTCGGGCTGTCAGATAAGTCCGTAGCGTACACGCAGGCGCTGATAGGAATGTCCAAAGCCGGGCGAGACTTTGAGGAGCAGCTGCGTAGCATGTCCGGAGTCATGGAGGACGTGTCCGGAAAACAGCTCACCGACTTTGCTAAAGGATGGGAGCGAGTCAAGGCGGCGTGGGATTCCATGGCTACCGGTCCAGCCGGTAAGGCGATGGATGTTGTCGGGCAGATGCTGCAAGGAGTATCCAGCGGTACCGTATCTGGGGTCGTAGACGCGGCATTGGCACCATCCAAGGCGTGGTATTCTGGTGTATGGAATGCGTACCAATCTCTCGGCAGCGGGTGGAATGAAGCTGCCGACAAGACGGTCGGCCAGCAACGGCAACGCGGGGTTGCCCTGGATAAGGCCAGCCGCGAGGCGTATCAACGCAACCTGGATACCGGCCGACGCAACGAAGATGCCAGAGCCCTGTCGGCTGTAGTCCGTGGCAAGACGACTGCGGCAATGCGAGCTACCGCGAGACAGGTTGGCGGCGGCGCATGGCAGATCGGTCAAGGTCTCATGCATGCAGGCCGCATAGGCGCCGCTGAACTCGGCTTCCAAGGGCAACTGGCGTGGCTGCAAACGCTCGGCGGCGGCGCGAAGATGCGAGCCGGGGTGGCGGATACCGATGCCGCAGACAAGCTCCGTCAACCATTCATCAAAGACGCCATGCGGCTATTGTCCAGCCCTGGCGCGTCGCAGTCTGCCCTGCAGTTTCCCGGTGCCGAGACCTACGGGAGCCAGGCAGCGGCGTCCTCGATTGCCCGTGCCATGGCACCGGGCGCCGACACGCAGAAACGCACCATAGAGAATATCTACCGCGAGATGCTAGAGGCCGAGCGAGACCGCAAGGTATTAATGAGGGACGCGCGAATTATCGCGGACAAGATGGTAGTGGCGCAAGAAGTGCAAGTACCAGCCAGGGCACCATGACTGCAACCACACTGATAGGCGAAAAGCTCGGGACCCGATCCAATGGGATCGGAGAACAGCGGATGCGATGGTATCGAGCTGTGTACTACGTGCGCAGCAACCGCGGCAGCATCAGCGGCGATACCGTCTTGACAACCCCAGGACTACCGAGGTGGGGAGACCGCCATCCGTTTTACACGCTTGCATTCGCCACCGCCGTTGAGCCACGCGAGCTTCGCGAGACGAGCGACCTATGGGAGGTCGATGTCCGATGGGAGTCGCGCCCATGGCAGAATGACGACGAGCAAGTTCCGCCGTGGGAACGCGAGGCAGTGGTGCGCGATGGCGACATACCGATTGAGAACGCCAAGACGGAGGACCTGGACGGTAAACCCTACGTCAACACCGCCGGCGATCCGTTTGACCCGCAACCCCTGAGCCCGGAAAGTGACCTGCAGATCACGATTGAGCGAGCACAGCTCCACTACGATCGTATTGAGTTGATGCCCTGGGCAAATACCGTCAACTCTGATGTGTGGTGGGGCTTCCCGAAATATTCCGCCAAGCTCGCGAGGCCAACCGCAGAGGATGCATACTGGGAGCACCAGCACTACTACCGCGTGACGTACTCGCTGCATGTCAAGGGCGGCTGCTTCGATGATCCGCCCGACCTGTGGATACCGCTTAGGGTGCTGAACAAGGGCTCACGGGAACTCATATGGGACGGGCAGAACCAGAAGTTTGAGCGTAAGTGGTGCATGGATGACGGAGGTGTGCAGGCCACGGAGCCCCAATTGCTCAACGAAAACGGTACGCAGATGACACGAGACGAGTTAGCCAAGAACGGGCCGCATTGGGTAGAGTTCCGCCAAGTTACCGCTCGCCCGTTCAGCGAGATATTTCCGGGTACGTAAGGAGATAGGGATGTCGTACAACGTATGGGCTGGTGACGCAGACGAGGTTGCCCAGGTGCACCCGTACACGGTACAGGGCACGTGGGCATCGGCAGACACCGCTACACTGACATGTGGGCGCAAGTCCGTGACGTTCGTTTCCACAGGATCCGGCACCGCCGATGTGGCGGTCGGCCTGGCCGCCGCGTGGAATGCATCCGAGGAACCTGAGTTACAGGAAGTGACGGCCAGTTCTACTAGCGGCGGTTCGGTCGTGAGCTTAACTTCAGACACTCCAGGCTATCCATTCGCCGCTTCCGCAAGTGAGTCGACTGTGGGTGACGGCAATATCAGTGGACCATCCACAGGCACGGCTAACAGCGGGCCGAACTGTTGGAACGTCGGAACGAATTGGAGTCTAGGAACGGTCCCGAGCAGCACCGACAACGTCCGCATAGAGGATTCTGACGTCGACATCCTTTACGGATTAGACCTGAGCAACGCCCCATTGACGATTGACATCCGGAAATCGTTCACTGGGGATATTGGCCTACCACGAACGAACAGCAACGGCTACGTCGAATATCGCACGACCGGGTTGACACTCAGCAGCACCGGAAACGCGACAACCGTCGATATCGGCAAGGGCCAGGGCGACGGCAGCGCACGCGTCAAGCTCGACCTAGGTAGTGGCGTCACGTCTGGGACACAGGCGGTCACCGTGCATGGAACCACTGCCACACGAGCCACCGGTGACGATGACGTTCCGTGCGTGCTCATCAAGGGCTCCACCGCCGGGGTCCTCAATATCAACAAGGGAGACGTCGGGGTCGCGTTGTACGGTGGCGAGACGGCCGTGCTGCCAACGATCCGCATCGGATACGTCAGCAACAAAGAGAGCGACTCCAAGGTGATTGCCGGGCCCGGGGCGACGCTGACGACTGTTATGAAGACTGGCGGGCAACTAGAGATCAACGGAAACGTCACCACGTTGACACAGCGGGCAGGGAAGACAACCGTCAACGCAGGTACAGTCGGCACCTCGCACCTGACCGGCGGAACGCTGTTTCACAATTCCACTGGCGCGCCAACTACGATCAACGTCAATGGCGGGGCAACACTCGACTACCGCCAGGACATCCGGCCCAAGGGCGCCCCAACGGACGTCAACGTATACGAGGGCGGCAAGGTTTTCGACCCCGGCAAGACGGTTACGTGGAGTGGAAACCTTAACCTGATCCAGTGCGGACTCAGCAACAATATTGATCTCGGCGAAGACCTGACTATCACCGCAACATAGCGAGCCGGCAGTGTGGCGAACTCTCCCCTCTATTTTCCGGCCTCTTTCGTACGGCGGATCATCGCTGCCGTGCAGTGGGTCGAGCGTCAGATGCGGAGTAGTAGCTCGCAGCATAGGCGTAGCAGCCAAATCCTGCCCATTCAGATTCGGCGCTTCGAGCTATACGAGACACTCACCGGCAACACAACGGCCACCGCCTACCGCGTGCCGTACTCCGGAGACGGCGACACGTGCACCGCTGCGGACTACGCGTCCGACACGAGCAACGATACATTCACGGTCGGGGGCGGGCACATGGAATCCATCCGTCAGGCGACGCATGCCGCCGGCACCCGCGGCTGGTGTGTCAAGATGCCGGGGGTGAACTACTGGGAAATTTTCCAAATAGATTGCGATCCGACGGAGAGCTGATAATGCAACGACTGTGGATGGTGACCGTGTGGCTCTGCCTGTTGACGTGGTCAGTGCCGGTACTCGCTGGCGACGTGCTGCGTCACTCGACGCCCTGCGAGGTGCAGGTGGGTCCGTTCGGCAGTACGAATCTACGCGGCGAGTGGCGTCCAACGGACGACCTGGCGGAGAAGATGACCGTGATGCTGAGTGTCAACGGCGGGGCGATGGCTCCGCGCGTCGCGACCGAACCCATTAAGTACGACCGCGATGGGTTCTACATCGTCGTTCTCAGCGAGGAAGACACTGGCGAACATGGCCGGCTCGACGTGGTGGTGGTGTCCGGGGCAGGGCCACCACTGCGACGGTCGTTTGGTGTGATGTTCCAGACGGAGTGGGATCGGCGTTTCGCGGCAAAAGTGAAGGGCGGTGGAGCTGACTACACTGCGGATGTGATTGCATGGAACGGCGGTGCGGTTGCGTCGACCACTGATGGTGCTGGGAAAGAATGCCCGACCGTCGACGTCACGTTATGGGGCGGGACGATGGGCATCGATGGCACCGTGACAAACGGCAAGATAATTGTCGGCATTGTAAATGGTGGCATAACGTCGGCCACTCTTGCCGACAACTGCATCGGCAATACGGAGATAGCGGCTAACGCTATAGGGTCGTCTGAGTTGGCTACTGGGTGCATCACTGCCGACCAGATGCACGCCACCGCGAATGCAGAGATTGCGACCGCAGTTGCAGCAGACATCTTAGTAACGCCTGCCAATATGCTAGCAACCGACGCTAGCGGTCGTGTCGACTTAGGGAAGATTCTCGGAACTGCAGTATCAGCATACGTCCCGGCAAACATCAATCAGTTTTTCAACGTCACGCCTACGACCTCGCAGACTGTTGACGAGGTCGGCTCTGGTGGTGGCGGTGACGCCACGGCGGCGAACCAGACTACGATCATTTCCCATCTCACAGATGTGAAGGGCGCAACATGGGCCAGCACCGATTCTCTTGAGGCAATTCGCAACCAGGGTGATGCTGAGTGGACGACTGCCACTGGCTTCGCTGAACCCGGCGATGCGATGGACTTGATAGCTGATGCACTCGACGTTTCGTCGCTAGCCGCCGCGGCAGTCGATGAAATCGCGGCGGACATCCTGCAGAACACGTCCTACAAGATTCTCGGCAATGCTTCTGGCCACGTCACGTTGGCCGACGGCCCTCACGGCGGCATGTCGTCCTCGTTGACGCTTACGAGTTATACGAGCTTTCTGGCTAACACAGCGCCGCTCGCAACTACCACTCAGCTCAACGCAAGGACGCTTGCGGCGGCCGATTACTTTCTATTCGGCTCCGATACTGTCGCAAACGTCGGCACGACTGCCAGCGTGAGCGGCAACGTCAGCGGCTCCGTCGGATCGATCAGCGGTATCACGTTCCCGACAAACTTCGATGACCTGGCAATCACAGCTACTACTGGCCGGGTAGATGTGGGCGAGATTCTCGGCACGGCGGTATCCACCTACGTACCGGCGAACATCAACCAGTTTTTCAATGTGACGCCGACTACATCACAGACTGTTGACGACGTGGGATCGGGTGGCGGTGGGGATGCCACGGAAGCAAATCAGACGTCGATACTCGCACACCTCGTAGGGATCAAGGGGTTAACGTGGGATAGCACAAATTCGCTCGAATCGATTAGCGATAGCTTGTTTGACCCGTCGGCAGATACGGTCGACGTAGGAAAGATTCTAGGAACTGCAGTCACGGCCAACGCCCCAGGGGCGATCAACTACTTCTTTAATATCGGATCGCCAAGCACCACGATCGACGACGTCGGCGTAGCCGGGACAATGGACGCCAACCTGATTCAGATCAACGGTACGTCCATCGCGGGGACTAGCACGCAGGTGGCCGACTCCTGGCTGGCTTACTGGAACGTGGCCTCACCTACGTTTTCTAGCGGCACCGCTCTCTCGGGCTTCAAGGCTGACGTAACGGACATGGCGACGGAGACATACGTCAGTGGTCGAACGCTCGCAGCGGCCGATTACTTTCTCTTTGGCTCCGATACTGTCGTAAACGTCGGCACGACTGCCAGTGTGAGCGGCAACGTGACCGGTTCCGTTGGATCGATTAGTGGCGTGACGTTCCCAACCAACTTCGATGACCTGGCAATCACAGCTACTACTGGCCGGGTAGATGTGGGCGAGATTCTCGGCACGGCGGTATCCACCTACGTACCGGCAAACTTCAACCAGTTCTTCAACGTCACGCCAACCACAAGCAACACTGTCGACAACGTAGGTGAAGGGGCTGGCACGACTCCGGCGGCCGTCTGGGAGTACGCGAGTCGAACGCTTTCCGGAACTATCAACGACTTCGACGAATTGGATACGGCTCTCGATACGGCACACGGTGCCGGTAGCTGGGTAGATGCGGGCGGGCTGACCGCTGTTGCTATCCGGGAAGAGATCGACAGCAACAGCACGAAACTCATCGACATCCTTGCCGACACCAATGAGCTACAAACTGACGACGTTCCGGGCTTGATTGCGGCGCTCGATTTGTTTGACCCAACATCCGACAAGGTCTTTCTCGGCGACGGTGCCCACGGAGGGCTATCGTCGTCCTTGACGCTCACCAGCTACAGCAACTTCCTGGCAAACACGGTCCCACTTGCGACTACGACGCAGCTCAACTCGTTAGAAGCACACGGGGATACGACGTGGGCGACGGCGGCAGGCTTCGCGGAACCAGGCGACGCTATGGACTTGATAGCTGATGCGATTGGTGCCGCGAACTTCGACGAATCCACGGCTTGGCCGTTGACTGCTGCCGATACAGGTGCTACGGCTGTCGCGCGGACTGGAGCGGACTCCGACACACTGGAAACATTGAGTGACGAGATCGCTGCGCTGCATAACTTCGACCCCACGTCGGATACTGTAGACGTCGACCGTATCAACGGCACAACGCTTGACGCAGACTTCGACGAGAATATCAACTTTTTCTATGGGCCGGCCGCGACTACGTCTAAGACCGTGAACGACGTTGGCGTACCAGGCGCCAGCTTGACCGCCGAAGATGTGTGGACGTATGTAGCTGGTGGCGGGCGATCGCTAACCGTGACAGCCGACGCCAACCTCGTGTCTATCGACGGCGAGGACACCGACGGAAACAACGCTACACTCTACCTCAAGGCGATCAACATCGTCAACGATGCTGGGCCTGGGTTCTACGCACAGGGGTCCACCTACGGCATGCACAATACCGGCGGAACGCGTGGCATGTTCAACTACGGAACACAGGAAGGGATGTATAATTGGGGAAACCAAGTGGGGCAAACGAACAACGGCGGCACAACGTACGGAGTGTCAAATTATGGCAACATCTCTGGCGAAAGGCTTGACGGTGGAACGTATTCGGTCACCTACGCAGACCCAATTACGGATGGCACCGCTACCGTCACCATTGCAGAGCTAGAGGACCTAGTTGACGACTGGAAGAACGCCGGCCGACTCGATGCGCTCGTCGATGCCATCCTTGCCGACACTGCCGAGATCGGAGCGGCAGGGGCCGGTCTCTCAGCCATACCGTGGAACGCGGCATGGGACGCCGAGGTTGCCCAAGAACTTGCCGACATCCACCTGGACCACCTGATGGCGGTTGCCGTCACCGGCGGCGACGTTGCAGACAACTCGGTGATTGCCAAGCTGGCGGCCGACGACAGTACTGCGGACTGGGACACCTTCGACAACACGACTCATAGTCTGGAGGCAATCCGCATCCGCGGGGACAACGAATGGATTACCGGCGGAGGAGCTGCAAGCCCCGCCCTCCTGCTCGATACCACCGTTGCCATCGTCTACAGCCAAACCCAGGTTACCCTATCCACCGGGAGCGACCAGGACGACGCCTACAATGGTGCCACGATTATCCTGGAGGACGCGAGTAACTCAGATTTCCCGTCGCTCCGCACGGTGACCGATTACGTCGGATTATCGAAAACGCTCGTTATCGACGCGGCGCCAGGCTTTGATACCGACATGATCGCCGGAGATGGCGTTGTCATACTCGCAGCCGACAGAACCCTCGACCAGGCCAACGCCATTGACGGGAAGACGGTACGGCAGTTACTTCGCTACCTCGGTGCCGTCGTAGCCGGCGAGACCTCCGGCGCTGGCTCCGGCACCGAGGTTTTCAAGGGCGTTGACGGTCTGACTGACAGGGTGCGTGTGATCATCGATTCCAACGGGGACAGAACCACCGTAACGTATGACCCGTAAATGTGGCCGACCCAACCAAAGGTACTCTTGGACTCTCGACACTTAGCGGTCTCGGCACATTTGGCGGAGGCTCGCTCGGGGGCGGCACGCCGTCGAAGCGATGGATGACGCCTGGCTGGTGCGGGTGCTGCACATGCACGTACTTTCTGGACAAGTACACGCGAGCCGACAACAACGACTTGGGTGGCAACTGGACCGAGTCGGCCGGCTCTTGGGAGATCGAGAACTACCGACTCATCACCAGCTCCGGCACCGGCCTCTGTCTGTGCGACGTCGAGAACGACCACGATGAGCACGTGGTGTCGGCCTCTCTACGCGGGATGGCTATTGGAGACCAGGCTCGGCTTGTCTCCTCTAAGATCATCGGCGAGGACTCCTACTGGTTTGCCGAGGTTACGTGGCAGGCGACTACGGCCACGATCGAGTTGTACCAGCGGACCACCGGGAGCGACACGCAACGCGGCGGTACGACCACGCTCTATAACATGCGGCCAAGCGTCCCGCTGCACATCCGGATCGGCTTTGACTCCTCGACGATCTGCCTGCACTACCGACGCGACACGGGCGACATCTGGACGGAGGCCGTGTCGTATTCGGCCGGAACCACGGACTCGATGTGTGGCGTCGGCACCGGGACGGTCAACGACGAGGTGCGGTTCGACGACTTCCGGCTCGAGCAACATGGTACGCTTTACGAGCGGTGCCCGAAGTGCGAATCCGAATGCTACTCCTGCAGCGGAGCAATGGCAGACGAATTCCTGATCGTCCCTACTGGCGACCTCGATGGGATACCTGCCGTCAAAAGGACGCTGTTCCCTGCAAATGGATACGTGGTCCGTCGGCACATGTCGCCTGCGTCGCCACCGGGCTCGCACTGCCTCTACCGCTACCGGATAGAACCGCCGGTAGCTATCCCTGGCTTTGCGACGGTAGGCGTGGTGCACTTGTCGCTCGGAAGTCAAGGGCTGTTTGGCGATCCGGTCATATATCCACGCGCGACAATTGCGGATATCCGGTTTGTGTTTTCCATGGGCGGCGTTGCGTGGCGGAAGATCTATACTCCACCATCCGAAAGCCAGCCGTACATTGACTGTGCAGCGCTGTCTGCGTCGAGCGGGTTCTTTCTGCGCGATCCATACCGAGCGTGGGATGGTCCTCCTATCGACTGGGAGATCACTGCCATATGACCGACTGCCCCCTCCAGCAACGCCCCGACGGCAAGTGGTTCTGTTCGGTCTGCGACCCGGGCCAGCAGCGGCTTCTCCCGGTCCCCGCCCGGAGGAACTGCGACAAGCGACTGGCCGCGGTCACCAAGCGGCCTCCGCCCGGCAAGGTACTCATCACGCAAGCGAGGGCATCGAAGGCAGCACGTCCCGGCGACTCGGTCGAGGATGACGAGATCCGCCGGAGGGTGGCAGTGTGCGAGCAGTGCGTGGAGTTTGTCAGCCAGGTGCCGGCGTGCCAAGAGCGGCTGGACGTTGTCAGCCCGTGTGAGGCCACAAAGCGACTCGTGAGTCGGATTGTTCGCGGGCGGTGTGGGCGGTGGTAGGCAGATCGGGAGACATGGAGAACTCTGCGCAGTTGACCGCAGTTAGGAGATTTGCGATGTACTCTGTGTACGTCACAAACTGGCCTTGCATTTCCCACCGATCGCGGGTGCAGTGCGACTCCCATTCGGTCCCTCCGGTGTCGCCGCCGTACGATTCGCCTGCATCAAAGCTGAAGTGTTGACACAGGATGCATGTCCTTGGGACTTTGGTCATATTCATCCTCCATGGGCGGTGGTAAAATCTACTGCTTCAGGATGTCATCTTACCCTGAAAACACGCGGTACGCAGCACCTACGCAACATGCGGCCGTTAGCGTAGCCAGGACCGCCAACAGAAACCAGTGCAGTATCGTGTTGTCTTCGCCGACGATGCCCATGACCCCGTCGTCGATGACCCACGGGATCGACTTGCACGCCTCCCAACATTTGGAGGCTAGCTCACGGCGGCGCCTTGCACGGCCGCGGCGGATCTCCTCCAGGTGCGGGCGTTGGGCCTCGCGTTGCACTGCCTTTTGCGCTTGCCTGAGTTCCCACTCGGCGCGGATCTCCTGATACCGCTCTGCAGTCCTGTCTGCCTCACGGTGGCCGCACTGGGTGCAGCGATACGGGACGCGCACGGGAATCGAGGCCACGACATAGTGGGCAAACCAGACCCCAAGCCAGATCAGAGCAAGCAGGAAGAGCGGCCAAAACAGGCAGATGGACACCGCACCCAAGCCCACGAAGGCAACGAGGTGTACGTCGTGTGGGACCTCGTAGACTCTGGCCACGTGTAGCCTGTCTGTGCCGCATCGCTGGCATAGGGCCTGCTTGTGCTGCTCTCGGTATCCCATGGCGGCCTCCGGATGTGCCCCACGAGCACCCTACCACTGGGCCATACGCTTGTCAATGGTCCCAGACGATGTACGGCCGCGTGTTAATCTAGGCAAACCTCCCCCCTCTATCGGGCCATTTTCCACAAAATCGGAAAATAGACCCGTTTACCTGTTGACGCCTTTCCGGTAAAGTGTATACTAGGGTCATGCGAGGGAAACAATGAACAACAGAAACGAAACGCGAAATGGAGAAACGATGACGACCGAGACCAAAAACCGAAAAGATGCCGAAAACGCATACGCCGCTGAGCGGATGCAGTGTGAGTCACTGCTGGACGAGATCAGGCAGGCAATCGAGGACCTGCCGGCACCAGACGATTCGTCGCTCGGCTCGATAAATTGGGCGCACGTGGGCAGTGTCGCCCATGTCCGTAGCCGCCTGGAGGACGTGGCCGCATGCCTACGTGGCGACGAGCGATGACAGCCGTAACCAGGGGCAACAACGAAAGGGAGGAACGATGGCGACCGAGACCAAAAACCGAAAACATGAACACACGGGAGACAGTCGTATGGACCTCGTCGACTTAGCGAAACAGTGGCACGCCCTTGACCAGAAGAAGCATCTGCAGGGAGATGCCGCTCTGGCTGCCGTCAAGCGGAACGGCGACGCCCTGCGGTATGTGTCGTCGCAGACGGAGGCCATTTGCCTGGCTGCCGTCAAGCAGAACGGCGACGCCCTACAGTATGTGTTGTCGCAGACGGAGGCCATTTGCCTCG